TCTCAATAGGTCTGTCTGTGTATTTTTTAATAGTATCGACGGTATTGTTTACCCACTGTTCTAGATCAACGCCATAAAATTTCATTGGTTTTTCATCGGGTTTGGCAATTAATATTTTTCTACCGTTTTTTTTCCAAGGTTGAAATTTTTTATTGAAGCCGTTGAATCTGTCTCCGGATCGGGGAATTATCTCGCCATGTTGAAGATCGTTCTTAACGATTCGATGCCAATATTTCCAGCCGTTAGGATTTGAATTGGTTCGCTCATTACCAAAATATCCTGTATCCATATAATAGAAAGTTCTTTTATCTTCCCAACATCTATGGATAATTTTCTTTTTAAGGATTCCTCTTAATACCAAGGGTCTTTTCGATTCTTCGTAGACAAATAGATCGGTGTCGAGCGTAGGAGCACCGCAGCCAGTAGCGAACATATTGATATATTCGTCTTCGTCGCCCTTACTTAAAAATAACCAATCGTTCATTTAAGCATTTCTTTAAGATATTTTTTCCAAACTTTGTGATAATCACAGCGTCTGTATTCAGCAAACCAAGGGCCACCTTCAGTGTAGTGTAACGCCTTAGGCACTCCGTCCTGGGGTTCGTGATACCAACTAACTAACCAATTCCATTCCGGTGACAGCTCTCCAATTTCTTTATCATCTAACCACTGAAATCTATGAAGATACTGCCCTGTTTGAGAATTTATCAAATCCGGAGTAATTTGTCTATTTGAAGGATGACCACAGTTCCATAATATTGCAGAACTCCAGTTTTTCCTAGGATATGGTAGTTGTTTACACCCGTCCATTTTTAATCCCTCTTTAGGAGTGTAATCATGCTGCGCCACCATCAATGCATATTTGTCATCGGCTTGCTCAAATAATTTTTCAACATCATCTACGAACACAAAATCACAGTCAACAAACAGTGCCCAGCCCTTATAGTCAGCTAGATAAGGCACTAAAAATCTAGTGAATGTGAATTCTGTAGAACTCAAGGGGTCTATGGTTCTAGTGTAAAGCCCGCTATCTCTTAGTTCTTTTTGCTTAAGAGGTATTACCTGCGCTGCAGGTTGATGCTTACGTATACTGTATTCGCAGACTTGATATGCTATATCTTCTCTGATGTCATATCCAACAAATATTTTCATCGTCTTTCTATATCCTCTTCGACACACTGTTCGCCATATTGTATTTCTACGATTTTTAATGGATAATTGTAGGGATTTGTAAGTTGATGCCATTCCTGGTTGGCAACATGTAATTGGTCGTGTTTATTAAGAAGAGCAGTAGGTAATTCAAAATCCAAAGGTGTAGCTCTGTTTATCACAGCCTGTCCTTCGCTGACGACCCAATACTCTGATCTTAATTTATGTCTTTGCATGGAAAGACTTTTGCCTGGGTTAACAGTTAATTCTTTTACTTTCATTCCGGGTACTTCGTGCAACACACGGTAATATCCCCATTGGCGTTCTGTTTTTGGTGCTTTCCATTCTTGCAAAATCCACGAGCTAGAATTTTTCTTATCGTCTCCCCCAACTCCAAAAACAAATTCTACATCAGGTTCCGACATCTCAGGAATGTTCTCGGCTGTTCGGTCACCGCCGTTGGCAAAGACAATATGATGATTAGGATACATCAACTTGACATTTCGGATAGCTTGGATAGCATGATTTTCTGTGTCATTGAACAAGATACAATGATCTACAGCTTTGAGATTCTGTATGATATTGATGCGCTCGGTGCTAGGCATAAACTCTCTGCCTTTTTTCCTGCGTAACCAATCATCTGAATTTACTCCAACTACGAGAATATCTCCTAGCTTTTTTGCGGCATTGATATAAGAAATATGACCCGAATGTAAAGGATCAAATCCACCTGTAATTAATACGATTGTTTTCATGCAGATATTTATCTGCACATATTATTGACGATTTAAAGAGTGGCGTCTTCGAGTCCGGCGGTGCGTAGTTTAACGATATTTGATACCTGCCACTGTTTGATATCAAGTGCTTTAATGATGCCTAACCACTTATTTCTTAACAGAGCAAAGTCGTTAATGATCTTTTCAAAATCAACAACATCTGCTTCGCCTTCTACAAATTTTTCGCAATCTCTAGAGCTTAGTGCTCTCTGATAATTTTCGAGATATTTGCGGAAGTGACTGCTGCGCAATCTGCGAAGCTCGATGTTGAGATATTCTAATATGGCTTCGATTTCTTGTAACTGGTTGAATCTATTTTCAACGATACCAGGCATGTTTGCTGCGGCTTTTTCTAGACTACCTGAAACTTTAACATCATATTTTGCCTGTTGCAGTTCAGATTCGTAATAGGCCACAGCATCCGGAATGGCACTGATATCCTTTGAAACTTTATCGTACCAGTTCATTCGTCCTCGTCTTCGTAACCATCATAGCTGTCGTATTCTTCTTCAATCTCTTCACCGTCGATGGCATATTCAATTGCTTGGTCCAGATACGGGTCAACTCCCTGTAAACTATCAAGTACTGAATCTTTAATGCCATGATCAATCAATGTATTGACAAAGTCTGCGGCAACGTCTTTTCTTGCTTTTTCTGGAATATGTTCTACTATCATTGTCCAAAGATCTGCAATTAAATCATCTTTCATTCTACGCTCTCCGTTTCAGGTTCAACAGTATTAGTTATCCCAGATTCGTTTTTTTCGCCATATTTAGATATGTCTTGCATCACTTTGTCGAGACTACCATTCTCATTGCGTTCCCATGCTTTGCGGAACTGTTTGATAACTTCGCCATCGGCAGTGGTATATACAAGGCTGTTGCCTTCCTTTTTCAACATGTTTTTACCTTCAGCAAGATCAACTAATCCACTGTAAGGATTCATACCGGTTTCATACGGAATCTTAACCTGTACACTCTCAAACGGTTTGGCATAGCGTGTTTTCATTACCTTACAGGCAGCACGGATACCTTTGACCTCAGAGATCTTATTACCGTCCTCGTCTTCTTTGAGTTTAAGTTTACGCATTGCAACGACGATTGAGCTAGCGTAGATAAAACCTTGCCCACCACTGATTTTGTCATCTGGATCAAACATGTCCTGACTTGCGTATGTGTGATTGGTACACACCATACCAATATTATACGCTCCAAACATGTTCACACAGTTACGAACCAATGCTGTAAGTGCTTTAGGCTTACGGCCCATATCTCCTTTCAAATCACCTGCTTCAAACTGATTAACATCTGTCGGAGTTAGTAACATGCCGAGACTGTCTATCACAAACAGCACCTTAGGACGATCAGCCTCATCCATTGTTTTATATTCTGCAATAAATTCAACAATAGTTTTTGCTACATCATCAATCATCGCCATATTAAGTTTTAACAACTTGTCTGGGCTTGTATCAACTCCTAGTGCTTCTAACCATTTTTCGTCAAGTGCATTTTCTGTATCAATTAAGATAGGATAAATGCCTTGTGCCTGTGCGTTTTTCACTAGATTGCCCGAACAAATAAATGATTTACCTGCGCCGGATTCACCGGCGAATACTGTTACTTTGCCTAGCGGAATACCTTTGTTAAAATCGCCACTAATTAGATAATTTAATGCGAAGTTATTGGTACTGACCCAATCGGTTGGATCATTAAAGCCAATACTAAGACCTTCGATGCTCTTAGTAATCGACTTTCTAAATTTAGAAATATCAAATGCTTTTGCCATAGTTAATTGCCCTTATTAAGTTTTCTTCCAGAAATGAAACGGACATTTCTTTTTGAATAATTTTGGTTTATATAAATTTATCATGGATTTTGCTGCTTTGTAATTTTCATCAAGAGTATTTTTAGGAACAAAAAATTTTAATCTTGCGCATGCCTTTTCTATATTTTCTATTATACTATCTTGTTCTACTCTAATCAAATTAATTTTTTTATCTGATTTAAATCTAATATAGAATAGAGGGTCCCCTCTTGAAATCGATAACATCTCAGAATCATTAACGATTTCAAATGCTGGCGACACTGGTCGAATCCATTTTGAAATATCGTACTCTCCAGGAATTAGATTAGTATTTTGGATGAATTTGGTTTTTTCCATACTCGCAGGAATCATTTCTATAATGACACTTTTTTCGCTATAGAATATGTAAGAAAATTCTAGACTAAACATCGAGAAAACATTATTTTGTGCCATCCGCGGAAATATGTGATCATTATAAAACTTTTGATTAAAATTTTTAGTCGTTAATATTTTTCTACCATCGGTATCTTTTTCAACTTGTAGTTGAAGATCCACTGGGCTTCTAATTAAAAATGTATTAGAAAAATATTCTTGAAACGCCGGACATTTTAAATATTCAACCTCGGTGTCGCGTTGTGTAGTTATATATTTTAAAACCGGTTCTGGTTCAAAATATCCTACATTGTGCCAATCACCGCCAAGTAAAAAAGGACACCAATAAATGTTTTCTTTTCTGTTCAACATAACAAGTTGGGGGAATAGTATCCCCCCAAAATCCTTTTATTGCTTTTGACGATTACGAATCATGGCCAAGATATCTTGAGCCTTGCTTGCGCCATCACTGCTTGCAGGCGCTGCTGATACTGCTGGAGCACTTGCTGCTGTTGCTGGTTCGTCATCGACTTGGTCGTCAACTCGAGCTGGAGCACTCGCTGCCGCTGGCTTGTTAGGATCACCTGTTGCTGAACCTAGGCCTGCTGGCTTAAAGTATTGGCCCCAACGTTCTAGGTCATA